CCCACTCTTTGACACCACGAAGAAATTCGCGGTGGCGCCACTCATAAGACTCTTTGCCGAAGCTCGGACGGTGGTCCTCGTCCATTTCGAATTGGGCCAACTCCCTCATTGGGAAATCGGCCTTATCGCTGATTCGTCCACAAAATAGTGGAGGAACGGCTTCTGGATCAACCCAACCAAGTGGGTAATCCGTTCGGAGAAGCGGTGTCCTTGAGAATACAAAACGTACTCCACCTTTGGCACACACCGCATCGACCTTGTCCTGGAGCTTTGCAGCACGCCGACAGAGAGATGAACTCTCTGACTTGTATCGACGTGTCAAACTCCTCCAGAGGATTATTGAATCCGCATTGTAGGATAACGCATGACGAACGGGCTGAACAGCCCGTACCATCTTGCGCTCCCCAACCAGATAATCTTTCTCCTCTGGAACCGAATATCCTTCGGCTTTCACAGGGGGACCACGGAACTCCGTGAAGATCCCATAGGCACATGTTAAATCCAAAGGTCGATTTTCACGACCCGGACAACAACGGTGCCCAAGAACAATTATTGGGTTGAATCCTAACCCACCGAAACTTTCCGGTAGGTACCAGGGCACAGACGACGGGATAATACCCGGATTGTACAGCGCCCAAGACCACCAACGAATGAACTTCTTCGCTAACAACCAGCTAACTTTGGGATCAAACCCAGATGTCAACTGATTAAAACGCGAAGCAATTCCATTCTCTGCCGAATGAAGGGACCAAAACTCAGCATTGAGTTTAGTCCATCCACGCAGAAGTCCACCATTAATGTACGGTACATGTCGAACTGACATACCGTTAATTTGAAACCCTTTCGAGTTAATCATCAAAAACGATGGCTTATTGGAAGAAGGATTCCACGGAACAACATAGTTCTTCCCTGGAGACAAGGCCAACCCACATTGGGTTGTCCGATCTTTCCAGACCTCATAGTCTGCCAAACTTGGTAGGCAAAACAACGAGTCATCACCGTTAACCAGAATGGGTAATCGCCTCACTTTTCCAAGTGGGCGAACGACCGATCCGATCACGGCGAGGTTAGCAAGACACAACGTAACGAACGAGGCATAAGACCCCATTAATTGCCCATTGTGCTGAACTCCATATACACGGACTTTTTTTACTCCGTATAACGCTGACTTCCTGTCGAGTCGATTGATCCAGTCATCTTCTGTGACGTCTCTTCCATTTTGTTTTTCATAAAGAAAACCATCTGGAACAGAACCCAGAAGACTCCGATCATAGTAAACAACATGCCGAGTCAGGGCCCGAATTAAAAGGTCGACGTAAGTCGACCCAAAAATCGGGACGAATTCACTGGCTACCTTAACCGATAAATCCGAGAGAAGGTTGTCCGTCGCGGCAGAGTAATCGGCTGAAATAATCAGCAGATCACGAATACCGTAATAGGCAACAGAATCCTCAAGGAACTTTACCACGTCCGCCTCTGAAAAGGAGGACCGTGTAAGACTCAAGTTTCGGTTTTTAGATAACCACTTGCTCACCGAAGTCTGAAAAGACTTGGCCGCCAAGTAGGGAACAGGATCACCTTTGGTGATTACCCGAACCTTACAAGGCTCAGCGATGGGGATTGCTTCGGCGGAGATAAAATCCTTTAACGGATTCAAAATCTCATGACGCACACAATGAAGCAACCCCCTCGGATAACTCAATCCGAGCCCCAAAGGCTCAAGGATGAGTTCTGAACAATCAGGATCAAGACCATAACTTCGAAAGATTTCCTTGTTCGCCTGACGAAGGCGAACCTCTTTCTGGTATAGTCTCTGATTATAAACCGTTTTGACTTCCTCTTTCGGGAATTCCCAACGGTCAACCAGTCCTTCGGCTCCTCCGCCACTTCGGGTTATACCGAAGCAGCCAGAGAGAGACGGAAGTTCCAGTTTAAGCGGATCTGGAAAACCAAAATCCGCTACCTGATTCCGCATGAA